CTTGGTGGTAGTGGAGACATTTCAAAAGCTGCAGCAGCAATTGTAAGAAATGGATATGCTATTCCTATGGCTGAACAAGGCATTGAAGCATCGAGTGCATTTTCTGATGAAAATCTTAAAAAGGTGGGAGGAGATCTTCTTGATAAAGGAGCTCCTATTATTGGAGATGTTCTTAGCTCTATTCAAGAAATCAAAAAAGCTCGTGATGAAGAAAGGTCTTCTAAACAATTTGCTCAACTTAGTGGACTGACTCTTCAAGCAGCTAGCACTCGTCCTGAACAAATTAAAAGACGTTATGTGCGTCCAGAAGATCAAATGGTTGAACCTGGACAACTTGGTGCATCATATGGTGTTGGTACAAACTATCTTGCAAAGAATGGTACAAAAATAGGTGGTAATAAAACAGAGATTCAAAATAGTTACGATCCATATACAATCTATGATGATCTTGGATATGTTCCTGTTGCTCAAAATGGATTTAGTTCATTCATGGGAGGCATGGGTGGAAGTTCTGCAGGAAACATTGGATCAACATTAGGTAGTTTTATAGGAGGAGGAAAAGGTGCACAAAGTGGTGCTGGTAAACTTGGTTCTACTGTTGGTGGAACTGTAGGTAAAGCATTTGGTCCTGTAGGAGAAGCAGTTGGTGCAGCTGTTGGTGGATTGGCAGGAGGAATAATTGGTGGAGCACAAGCAAAACGTACAAGAAAAAATACAGAGCTTGGTCAATCTAATATTGAAACAGCAGCTATGCAAAGCGGTGCACAAAATGTACACAATCAATATTCTACATTCATGGAAGAAGGTGGATATGTAAATCCTGAATACAATCCACAGCTCATCACAAAATTTGGAAATGTTGATGTTACAGATGTACACAACATCTTTACAAAAGGAATGGATACATTAAGAACTGGTGGAAGTATTACGCAAAACTACAATCCAGATTATTCAATAATGGAAATGGGTGGAGAACTTGAAACTCATTGGGGTGGATATGCAGAACCTATGTCTTACAATCCATATCTTCCTGAAGGAGGAGAAACTGTAATGTTCAGAGGTCAGTCTCACGATGAGTCTGATGGAAAAGGTAATACAGGTATTGGAATCACTTATGGTGATAGTCCTGTAGAAGTGGAAAGAGGAGAACCAGCTATACAACTTAAAAATGGTACAGATGGAGACAATAGTCTTACTGTATATGGTAATTTAGAATTGTCAAAATCTAATGCTGAGCTGATTGGTATGCCAGATCAAGCAAAAAGAAAGTATAAGAATATTGTTGATGATTTAAACAAGAAAGAACAGAAACAAAATAAAATTATAGAAAAGTCTGTTACAGAACTTGACAAACTAGATTTAAACAATCCTTACAATATACTTTCTTTTGAATCTCGTAAAGCTAGTTTGCTTGGAGCTAATATGAATCTTAAAAAGATTGCTGATCAAAAAATAAAACTAGCTGACATGCAATCTGCAACCAATGACACTGCTGAAGAGTATGGTTTTGAAGCTGATGCTTTAGCAAAGGGTAAAGTGAAACAAGCTAAGAAAGGTGCTTCTATTAAGAAGGCGCAGAATGGTGATGTAGAATTACCAGAAGTTTCAGTAACTGCTTCAAAACTTGACCCTCTTCAAACAATTCAGCAAATGAGAGATTTTAAATTGGGGCAAAGTAATTTACCGCAAATTGAACCATTCTACACACCTGAAGAAAAAGGAGAATTTGATTGGATGAATATAGTTAATCAGGTTCTTCCTTACGTTAGACCAACTGATGCAGAAGCTCTTGATCCACGTCAACTCTCTGGAGAGATGCTTGCTCTTGCTCAAAATCAATTAGAGCCTGTACAAGCACAAACTTTCCAACCACAATTAAACACACCTTATGATATTTCTCTTCAGGACATTATCAATAAGAACCAAGCTGATTACAGAGCTGCTCAAAGAATGATTGGATATAATCCAGCTGCTTTAGCTGCATTGAATGCACAGAAGTATCAAGCTAATCAACAAGTGCTTGGTGAACAGTTTAGATTGAATCAAGCTATGAGAGATAAGGTGTTTGCTGAAAATAGAAATATGTTAAGTCAAGCTGGTGCTCAAAATCTTGGAATTCTTGGCGAACAGTATGTAAGACAACAACAAGCACTTTCTAATACAAAGGCTACAGCTCAGGCTGCTCTTAATTCTATCTCTGCTAAATATCTACAGAACCAGGCTGAGAATAGACAACTTCAGACATACGAGAATCTTTACAATTACAGATTTGATCCACGCTTCAGAGCAATGAATATGAATCCTCTTGCTCAGTTTGCTCCTCAAGGATCTGGAATGGGTGGAACGTCACCTTACGGTAGCATGACTTCTGATCAAATGAAGATAATGACTTTGCAAAAAGAGCTTGAGGAAAAAAAACAAAAGCTTGCACAAGACAGCAAGACAAAAGTTTCTAAAAACGGAGCTCTTGTCAAAGCAATTAAATCCATGTAATCTGGAGTATTACTACTAAATTTCATAAAAAAATAAACAACATGGCTTCATTTACAGATGCAATACCTCAGTTTAATCCATACATTCAACAGCTTCCTGTTGAGGCTATGGTCACTGTTGGTATGGAGAAGCAACAGCGTTACGACCAAGGGTTACAAAAGATCCAATCTCAGATAGATCAAGTTGCAGGGTTAGACATATATAGAACAGAAGATAAGCAACTATTGCAATCTAAACTAAATGAGCTTGGCTCTAAACTGAAGACTGTTGCAGCTGCTGACTTTTCTAACTATCAGTTAGTTAACTCTGTAGCAGGAATGGCAGGAACTGTTATGAAAGATCCAGCAATTTTTGCTGCTGTTCAGTCTACACAAAATATCAAGAATAATGAGAAGTTAATGGAGGAAGCTAGACAGAAGAACGAGCTCACTCCTGATAACTTGGATTACTATAACAAAAAATTATTAGCATACGAAAACTCTGGACTCCTTGATGAAAGAGGAAAGCCTATAGTATTTAATGCTAAGTACGACCCTCACTTTGATGTAGATAAATTTACAAGAGAAACTTTCAATGCAGTAAAGCCAAGTGGATTAACTTGGGATGAAGTGTTTACAAAAGATGGCGCATCAGTCGCTCATTGCTCAAAGGGTTGCGAGCATGATGCGACCGGCTACACCAGCGCCGATACGCACGAACCTGATGGCGAGTACCGCCATGTTCGCGGCGAGTGCGAACTATTTGGCTGCAGCAACACCGAGTTGGCATAATCATGGCAATCATGGAATACATCGAAACCACGCTAGGCCAGCCGCACATCTACAATTACGGCGAATCGCAGGGTTTCTTTCTATACAACCCGGTCAAACCATTCAAAGATGATCATGGCCTAGTAGTCGCACAAACCATCTACCTCGAAGATGATGGCGAACTAACCATAAACAACTACTACTCACGCGCATGGGCCTATTGGAACTTCATCGATGGCACACACTTTGAACTCACAGAGGCCGATGAGCTGATGCGCCTCGAGGCCAGCATGATGCCCGATGGCTTAGTAGACGGCAAAATAGGCGAGGCTGAGCGCGTACTCATGTGGCTCGATCATGGGCTGATACCGCTCAAGTCAGAATTTTGGCAGCGCCTAGTAGTCGCGCTGGCATACAACGCCATCACCGACTCAGAGTTTCTAACCGACCTAGCCGCAAACACCTGGTACGGTGTCGAGGCAGTCCAAGAGATGTTAGACAAAGCTGCCGGCGAGGTACTGAAACACCCCAACTTCAACCTCGCAGGTTTCGAGCAACTAACCCCCTAAGTTGCCGAAAATGAGAAAGCCCTAGATCAAGTGTCTAGGGCTTTCTTCATGCCTGGCTATTACGCGCTAACAAAACACGCTGCATAGTGAAAAGCATTCGCGGCGACTCATTCATAAGCACACTAGGTGCAATGCCTAACTCGACCGCCAGTTGAGCAATAGTCCAATGCGCAGACTCATCGCCCAACGGTATTATTTTGGGTCGGCCTCGCTCGCAGTAACCAACTGAACCGTATCAACGAAATCATCAAACGGCTTATCAGTCAGTTTCTGGCGGTGCAACGCGGCCCATGCAAGAAACACAATGTAAGTCAGTTTCTGCTCTTTCTCAAGAGCCGAGATACTGATAGAAAACTTTTCCTCGAACTTCAGCATGTCTGGCATCTGAACCGAAAGCGGATCAACTACCCGACCATCCAAAAACTCAACGCGTAGATTTAGTTTCATTTTGTCTTTCTTTGTTTAGTTGTGGCAAAAACCTTATTAGGCGGTTGCGCGAGTTACAGTACCCGAAGTCGGGAAAGTAACCGAGAGAGTCGCTGCATCGCCGACTGATGATGCAAACGGCTGGTACTGCGAGATCAAGATTGGTACGGTGTAGCTCGGGTTTGTAGCCGATACAGTCGAAGATGTTGGCTTGATAACAACAGTACCGATGGTGTTGATTAGCGGCCAAAGAGTCGCATCAACAGAACCGGCAGCGAAGTCCTGGAAAAAGTTAAGCTGCAATGAGCCTGATCTCAATCCACCAACCATAGTTTTCCAACCGCCACCAAAGGTAGTAGTTTCTACTTCATCGCTCTGAATGGTGAGGTTTACAGACTGAAGCGCATCGCTCAAGTTTGTGCCATTCAGCGTAACTGAGTAATCAGTAGCAACAAATTTAGGCATTTGATTTCCTTTACTAATCAGCCTGTACGGTTAGATCAAATTCTGCCGCCAGGTAAGTGTTATCGCCAATACTCAAACTGCCATAGTTGCGCATCTGAGTAACAACACAGTCAAACGCTTTCCCACCCAATGTGCGATCGCTTTCAACTGCACTTCTAATACTACTAGAGCCGGTGCTAGAGCAGAAAGCATCCAACGCATTCTGCCCTGAGCGCGCATCAGCTCGGCCCACAACCAAAGTAACAACGAAGTTGTAAGTAGTCATGCCGTTGCGCATCGCCATGTGATAAGTCA